TAGCAACTAAGGTAGTGTTAGCAAACCCCTCTCTTATACAAGATGCTCCTCCCATTTCATACAATTCTTTAGAAGCATTTTCTGTTCTTTCCTTTAGTGTTTTAAAAATAGTGTGGTTATAGAGTTTTGCCTCTAATGATTCAAAATCAATAAGTTTTGATTGTAATAAAGAATGGTACCCTAATACCCCTACTCCAATAGCTCTATGATTTTTAGCAAATCTGTAAGCCCTTTTCATACCTGGAAGGTTTTCTGATTTTACAATAAATTCCTCTAACACAGCGTTTAAGAAAAGAGTGTATGTTTCAATAGCATCTGTAGCTACAATCTCATCCCAATGTAAAAGGTTAATACTACCTATACAACAAACAAAAGATTCAAATTCATTATTAGGTAATTGAATTTCAGAACACAAATTACTATGATTAATAGTTAATCCTAAATCTTTATAAGGAGTGTTGTTATTAGTATTGTCCTTAAACATTAGATAAGGGAACCCAAATTCAGTTCTTTTCTCAATTACTTTTGCCCAAATCTTTCTTTTAGAAGAGTCTCCTTCTTTCATTGAAATTAACCACTCATCTGTAACAGTAATACCAAACTGTAAATTTTGTATAGGATTACCATCACTACCTATTTCCAAAAATTCTTCAATATCTTCATGCTCTATAGGAAGCCATATTGCACAGGCACCTCTCCTGGATTCTCCTTGTTTACAAGTATCTATAACTGTATCATAAATTTTAGCATAGTGAGTTGGGCCATCTGCTTTGCCTCCTGTAGATATAGAAGCACCTCTTGACCTAATATTTCCTAAATAAGCAGATGTTCCGCCTCCATATTTAGACATTAAGCCTATTTCTCTTGCAGCATTTAATATACTATCTAAAGAATCGTCTACATTTGATCCATAACAACTAATAGGCAATCCTTTATTTTTTCCAAAATTACTCCACACAGGAGTAGATAAAGAGTAGAATCCTCTTTGCATATAATTTTCAAACTTAGCTGCAAATCCTTCTATATTTAGAATTTTTTCTGCAGTGTAGGCAATGTGTTTAATTCTTTCTTCAGGAGTCTCTGTAATGTATCCTCTACTTAGGAAAGTCCTGCTTTCCTCATTTAACCAGTAATTTTTAAAATAAGTCATCTTCTGTAATTGATTTAGTTTTTTTTGAATAATCGATTGATTTTTTGTAAAAAAAGTCCCCTTCTTTAGTAGAGGTTATCTCTACCTCAAACCACATTGTTTTCTCAAGTAAGTTGATGTCAGGACTGAAAACAGGATTCATTCCTATTTTTATAAGAGAGTTGTTAAACCTGTTCATAATAAAATGTTGAATAACTTCTTTAGATAAGAAATCTAATTCTCCTTTTTCAAATATCCAGTCTATCACTCCACACTCAGCTATAAATGCTTTTTTACAAGCAGAATAAACTAAGTTTTCAAATTCTTCATCGAACCATTCTGGGTTCTCTCTTTTAATAATATTGATTATTTCCACTCCAAAATTACCATGAACATCTTCTTCTTTACTTGTAGCTTCCACTACATTTGATATACCTTTAAAAAGATTTTTTTCTTTATTAAAAGACATCATAATTAAGAACTGACTGAACAAAGAAACGTGTTCTATAAATAAAGAGAACAATAATACGCTTTTTGTATACATCTTGTTATCCTTGCTTCTGGTACCGTCTAAATATTTCATCAAATAGTTTATTCTATTCTTAATGGCAGGGACTTCTATTAAAGTTTCAAACTCTTTCTGTAATCCTAAAACATTTAATAATTCAGCATAAGCATCTTTATGTCGAACTTCCGAGTTTCCTGAAATTAAAACTTTATTATTATATCTAGTCACAATACATCCAGTAGGAACTGTAACACAATAGATGTTACCATCATAATCTTCAATAGTAGGTGTATATGTTATTGAGGAATAAGACTTTACATTTACAAAACTTATAGTATGAACATCTTTATAGGAATCTTTCCTATTATCTGTTGAAGTATTCATATTAGTTCTATACCCAGCTAGAACACCTATAGCCTGCACCTTATCAGCACATGATTTATTGGTGGTGGAATACTTTATAAGACAATTCTTTGCATTCCCCTTCCCTTCTAGTTTATAACCATCCCATTCAATCAATTCTTCAATAAAGTTATTGCACCACTTTTCAGACTTATCTGATAAATCAACCCAATCAAACTGTTTTAAATCATAATCAATAGGAAAATCTATCTCATATTTTACATATTCAGGTCTTGATGCATTAAACTCTCTATAAGTTAATCCTGATTCTAAAATAAGATTTTTAAGTCTATTTTTTTTCCTATCTTTTTTAACAGATATTTCATAAGTATGGCTATTTGTGTCTAAACCCCTTCTTACCTTCTCATTATTTTTATCCCAGAATCTAGCAGACCCATCAGCTTGAATGGCAATTCTCAATCTTTCAATAGTTGTTAACTCATCAACACCCTTGTTAACAAATTTACCAGAAAATGGTAGTTTCATATCACTATTAAAAGCATTAATATCTTTAATAGCCTTTTTTATAATATTACCACTCCTTGTTTTGTAATAAATGTTATGGTTGGGGGTTAGTAATGCATTGTATGTTTGGTTCTCAATCCTATGCATCTTTCCCTTGTAAGGTTCATTAATAACATTACTTGGTAAAACAGATGTCATTGTATTGGTTTCTAAATCATATTGAATAACTTCTGTATTCGTATCAATATCTTTAAAGTTAACCCAACCTTTGGGTGTTAGTATTTCAGTTCCCTCACCATGGCATTCTGCAAAGGTCATACCCACATCCCCTATTTCAGTTTTAGGCATTCTTTTATACATATCTGCCCAAAAGGTTTTTACTTTAACCTCTATCTGTGCAATAGCTAACATTGTTCTTTTTATTGCCTCTCTCTCAGAATCATTTACTTTTACCTTAAAGTCATTTATGTCTGAAGTAAAATTAAATTCAGACTCTAGCCAATAAGAATGTCTTATAGCTTTCTTATACTCCAAAAGCTCAGGGTACTCATAAGGTAATATATTTTCCCTAAATTGAAAAATATTTTTACCCAATTCTTTGTCATTTTGCGTCATGTTTTTTATAATTTTTTTAAAGTTAATAATAAGTTTTTTTTACAGAGTAAAAAAGGGGATGCAAAAATATAAATAAATTTTTTAATTATCAGTTATATTTTTAAACGCATTATTGATTAAGTATTTTTCACAATTAGGAATTCTAAGAAGAAAATCTAGCTCATAACTATAACAAGCTCTTTCTTCTTCTGCTGCAGTTGAGAAGAAATTAGAATTATAAAAAAACAAATGTGCGGATTCATGTACTATAGCTGATGCTATATTATTTATACTACCCTCTCTTACATCATAAGTTGATAATATAATGATGTGTCCTCCTTCTATAGTGGAGAATTTTAGGTTTGAAAACCCTATTTGTTTACAATATTTTAAAAGAAAATTATATTTTGTGGAATCATATTTCTTAATCAAGGTTAAGGCAGAATCCACTCTGTTTTTCCAATTAGGCCCAACATCGGCAATTTTTATTTGGCCAAAAGAATATGTAGTAAAAAGTAGCAGGAAGATTAGTAATCTCATGTTGCAAAAATACAACAATTTTTTTATTAACTAATCTTTTTTATTATTTTTTCTAAAGCTTTTTTTATAGAATTAGATACAGTCATTTTAGAGAAAGGAATACCATCTGTAAGTTCTAACATAACTGCATGAATTTCAGACTCTGACTCTCCATATTCTTCATATTTCTTTCCTTTATATTTTACTTGGATGCCAATTTCTGTCGTTTGCACAGATTCTTCTATACCTACAATTCTTAAACTTTTTTTAGGAAGTCCAAAGTAAAAAATATCTATATAGATTTTTTCTCCACTATCAGATAGACAAAACTTAGAGGAGAACATATCCTCGGCCATTTGTCTAACCCCGAATTTTACATCTCTATTTCCCAACTCTTTTATCTCAACAGATGACTTTATTTCTTCTATTTTAACACACTGTGAGTAAGAAAAGAAAGGAATTACTAAAAGCAATATAAGTTTTTTCATAATTAAAATTTAAGATTTGAACCAAATAATATGTTATTCATTATTGCAAATTGGGGAGTGGTATTTATATTAGCTCTCCAATTTAAATTTATTTTAAAATGTTTACCTATTTTAAAGGCCACATTATTTCCTGCCACTACATTAAATGTACTTGACGTGCTAAAAAAATCTTTTCCTAAATCATAGTAAGGGGAGCATAAAGTTATGAAAGCTTCTGGTTTCCACTCTAGTCTATTACCTATTTTAAACTCTCTATCTGCCATTAATACCACATAAGGTATTGCTGCATAATAAGCACTTTTATTTGATGTATCTGAAGGGCCATTTGATATTATAGATGTCCCCAATTGTGCTCCAAAAGTAAACTTTTTTAAATCCCAAGTTTTAGTTACACTAGCTCCTCTATTTAAAGCTATACCCATTCTGCCAAAATTAAGATGATAGTACCAATTTCTTTTTTTATAATAAATAGAATAGGATTGTTGAGATAAATCAAATGTAAGCACTGCATTCACTCCAAATCCTTTCCCAAAATTTATTTTACTGAACCCTAAACCAGTACCATATCTCCAACCTCCTTCATAGGTAGGATTTTGTATCATTGCAAAAGCTGCTGAAGTTAACATTGGGTTTGGTTTAATTATAGAGCCTCCTCCAAATGAACGAGACTGTGCTCCTATAATATTATTATGAGTACGTCCAAAATCTTCTTGTGCTGAAGATGATTTATTTGTAGTAGGAGGGGGAGTTTGTGAATATAAAAATATTGGCAATAATAATAATGATAATAGTTTTTTCATAATTAATAATTTACTTGCCCTCTGTAACCAGGAGCTATTAAATAATAGTTTGCATTTGTAGTTCCTGAAACAGGAGAATTTATTGTAATAGAATTAAGTCCAGGAATAGTTGCTCTTAAATCTGTTGTTCCTGTATTTAAAGAATTATATTGTGTTGTGTTAAATAACCTAGATGCAGCCATTGTAATCCAATTACTGACACTTCCTGTCCTTCTTAAATTAATATAGTATTGGTCAGATATAGTTATTCTACCATCTCCATTTACATCATACATATTCCAATGTAAACTTCTTCTAGCACTTCTTCCTAATATTATATTAGAAACATTTTGCATATCTGTTAAGGATAAAGTTGTTACAGGAGCGGGAGCAGCTATTTGAATATACCATTCTGTCGCTGGATTACTTGTTTCATTTATAGTATATCTACCTGTTGCATCTGTGTACACTGTTCTATGTAGCACCCAGGAAGTAAAAGTTACAATGTAATCAAATTCAATTACATAAGGAAGAGCTACACCATTAGGTAAGTCATTCCATCTACCTCCTCCAACAAATTGAACATAGTCTTCATTTCCTGCATTGTTTGGTTCCCCAGGATTCCAAGAAGAATATGAATATGGTTCCCCTGTCACCCATCTCCATTGCCCCTCTACTACCTCATCTGTTAGGCCTATCCATCCTGAAGGCCATAATCCAAATAAAAAGTTATTTTCAGCCGCACTTGTAACTGTTACTAAATATCCTCCCATATTGGCACAAGCTTGTCTTGCATCTGTCCAAAAGGCATTTCCTGTAGATCTATAATAAGAGTGTCCGTTATAGTTTTGCTGAGATGTAAATCCTGTTAATGTGGGAGTGGTTCTTTTATATACTTGTATTGGAACATTAACTGCTCCTGTACCATTAGCATTATAAATAAATCCTGAATAGGTAAAATTTTGGCCTATAGCTATATTAAAAGTAAAAAGTAATATAATCAGAATTCTCATAATAATAATCTAGTGCCAAAAGTTATAGTGTTATTTAATGCACTCTCTCCCACTTGCCAAGCTCCCCCAATATTTATATTCACTTTAAATCTTTTTGTCACTCCTACATTTACTCCCACACTAGGAAGCACTACAAAAGGAGATTTCATAAGTACATCATTATAATAACTAACGTAAGGAGAATATACAATTAGATTGGTTAACTTAACGTCTAGCCTTTTATGTAATTTTAAATCATACATTCCTCCTGTTATAATAGCTGTACCTATAAATCCTTCTTTAAACACTTTCCCCATTGATAATGTTCCTAAATAGATAAGTTTTAGTTTCTTAATTTTTTTAAATGTTTTCATTTGCCCAAAAGCAACTGTGGAATAGGAACTACCTCCTCCTTCTAAAGAGAAAGTTACAGTGCCTGAAGCTATTGTTATATTAGAAGGATTTATCCAAGCATAAAATCCTGTTATATTCGGGCCCGCTTGTGCTGAGGTATAATCAAATAATATTCCTGATGAACAAGCCCCATCCCATCTCATTGATGTATACCCTCCTGTTCCTTTAACCCCTAAAGGTTTTTCTGAATCCTTAAAACTAAATCCTACAAAATCTGAGGAAGCTACAATAGCAGGTTTTCCCCCTTCTTTACTTCCAGGTTTATTAGCTTTTCCTCCACTCCCACTAGACCCTCCTGTTCCTTTAACAGAGTTGGTACCCCCTGCTGATATATTTGTACTACCTCCAGAAGACTCTTCAGAAGAAGATCCTCCTCCACTAGGAGTAGAACTACCATTACTTGTTCCCTCACTACTTATAGAGGAACCTCCTGCTTCTCCAACAGAAGAACTTTCTCCAACAGATGCCCCTGATTCTGTAGAAACTGAAGGCCCATCTCCTATTGAACTAGGAGTTATAGATGAAACTAAACTTTCTGTCATTCCCGTAGTAGCAGATCCAATAGTTTCTGCAATATTTGATATGGAATTTATTATTCCTACAGTGTTAAGCACTTGACCTTGGCCAATATTCATAACTGTAGGAGTACCAATAGCTTCCCCACAAGGTGAACTGTTTTTAAACTGATTGAATAAATTATCTGACCATGTTTGAAACACACCTGAAACAAAATCATTGTATGTGAAAATTTCTGAGTTTCCATAATAGGAAACTTTTGTAGTTCCATTAAGAGGAACACTGATAGTTTTATCTACTTGTGTACAAGGGTCGGTGTATTTATAGGAATAAGTTTGACTGTAAACAAAAGTGTTTACACAAAAGGATATTAGTAAGCTAATTAGTTTATTTCTTAAAGACACCTTTTTTAATTAATCTCGTTATAACTCTGGATGCAGCAGTTTCAAGAGATTTCTTGGTGGTGATTCCTATTGTAGATTGATTAAACTTAATATCATCAATATCAGAAAGAATAGAAGATTTTTTAACAGTGTTAGCTTCTCCTAGTCCAGACCCCACTATAATTTCTCCTGTAGTTGCATCCACAAATTTACATTGCAAACCTAATCTTGTAGTCTGGGTAACTTCTGCTTTACCGCTTATTTTTACCACTTCATCTTCTGATACTGAAAAATCATACACTTCTACATATACTAGGTATTGAGCTAATATAACATGGCCAAACACTTCTATCTTATTAGAAGATATTCCTTTTCTTGATGCTTTATCTTGAGCCACCATTTTATTTTTAATATCAGCTTTATCTTCTGTTATTACAAATCTATTAGTAGACAAAAAGTATTCTGTTACAATATTAGTGACCCCAAGTCCTACTTTCTTTTCTTTAAGTTCAGGGTAGGCCTCATATAATTCCTCATTAAAGCCTATTTTAAGAATAGAAATAGGAACCTGTAGAGTATCATCATAATCAGACACCACTGCTAAACTTTGTTTCTTTTCAAAATCGGCAGTGTAAGATTCTGTTTTAATAGAACCTATTTGAGAAAGTGCAAATAAAGGTAAAAATAATAGACTACCAAGGACTTTCATCTTCAGCTTTTTCTTTTTTAGCAGGTTTTTCTACAACTTTTTCTCTAATGATTGTAGTTGGAGCAGGCGCACTGCTTTGTTTTTGTTGGTTAGTGTTTTCAATATTAACTACGATTGGTGCCGCAGGAGCTGAAGCCTCAGTTTTAACTTCTTCTTTGTGCTCAGTTTCTCCGCCAAACAAATGTGTAGAAGCCCACACACCCGCTGCTGTAACTAATGTACCTATTGTTCCTATAATAGTTTTTTTCAAACTATCCATAGAACCATCGTTTTGAATTTCTTCTGACATAATATTTATTTTTATTGTTTAATAATTTTTGAAACTAACACACCTTTGTTATCTAATAGCAATTTTGCTGTATAAACTCCTGCAGATAGTGTACCTAAATCTGCTCTATAAGTGTATTGTCCTTTTGCTACAGGTTCTGATAATACTTTAATACGTAAGCTACCCAACATATCATAAACTGCTAATGAAGCATTTGTACTTTCCTCTACATTGAATACAATATCTATAATTCCTGTTGTAGGGTTTGGATAAACTTCCATAGTGTTAGCATCTATAATTTTCCCAATGTTAGTGGGAGACATTTTTCTCACTTGTATAATATTATTACTAGGAGACAGAGATAAATCTTTTGATTGTACGTTTCCTGCAAATTTACTAGAAGTGTAAAGAGGACTTACTCCCCAATCAGCTTGAGGCTTTAATGCTAAGAACTGAAATGTAATAATTTCATCTCCACTTTTTAAAGGATTAGTATTGTTAGTGGGATCATATCCTCCCCAAGAAATCTCTCCTTCATTAGGATTTACATAAGTGAACCATTTTTGTGTATTAGCACTAGAATAGATTCCTTTGAAATTAAGAAGTGTGCTATCGTATTTCAATCCAAATTGCAAAGCCAATACATTGATGCTGTCAGATTTTAAATTTACTGGTATATTGACCATATTTCCTTCACTGACATTTAACTTAGGAACAGACAATTCAATATTATTAGTAGGGAAATCATATTCTACTTTTGTATCAATAACTCTGTGAATTTGTGGATCCAAATCTTGTGGCCCATTTATAAGGATTTCAATTGGAGTTGTTCTAGCCATATTGTATCCTGTAGAGTTAGCATCTCCTGGAACCACTACATAATATGTAACTGAGTCAGGTTGTCCTGGAAGTATATTAAAGAAGAAGTTTGTAACCCCTGGAATAGTAGCTGTAAAGTTTGTATCAGGTTTAGCTTTAATTGAATCATATTGACTCACTGTAAAGAATTTAATATCTTTTACATTATTAGACCAACTTGTTATTCTGCCTGCAACTCTTCCAAATACTCCAAAGGCATCTGCCACTGTAATATTAGAATTTCCGTTTACATCAGCAGCATAAAAACCAAAATCTTTTGGTGCCCCTACACCTAATACCCATTGGTTAATCAATTGAGCATCTGTTGTAGAAACGACATTGCCCACTCCCATTGTATCTCCTTTAACTGCCAATCTTACATCCCAGAATGTTGTATCTAAAATTTCTGAGAATGAGAATTTTCCTGAAACATTTGTTTTATAAGAATTTACTTGAGACCAAGTTGATCCTGCTTTAGGTTTTTTCTCTAAAGCTAGTGTAAGATTTTTAGCTCCTGATCCATTTACATTTATAAAGTTTCCTTTAAAGTTTAATCTCGGTCTTTTAAATTCTCCATTATAGCTATACAATCCTAGAGTTGTATCCATCCCTGCTTGTGTAGAAGCATATTGAGGGAATGTGGATACTCCTGAAAATTTTAAAGAATCTATAAAAGTTAAATTATTAAAAATAGATGGAACAGCGTGTGTAAAAGTTAGTTCAAAAGTTTCTCCATTATTTAGAGAATAAGTACTACTGTTTCCTGTATAAATTAATGTAATAGTTGAAAATCCATTTACAGAATCTGTTACATATTGTAAATCAAGATTAGTTGTACTTCCCACTAAGCTAACCACTGAGTTTTTAAAAGCAACTTTGTCATAAAAGACTCTGAATTGCACCCCTGTTACTTTGGTAGTGGTGGTATTTTTTAATGTAACTCTTGCTTTTGTAAATCCTTGAGTTGTTGTACCGACATTATATGTGGTATCAATAAGTGCCCAAATACCATTAGAAGGGGCTGCTGGACCTGTCTGTCCGTAAATGTTTATACAAGCTAACAAGCTTATAATCAATAGTTTAAGTGTTTTCATTTTATAGATTTGTAATTTAGTAACTACAAAAATATAAATAAATTTTAATTTTCTTTGAGATTTTTTTAATTATTAAGTGCGTCTACATTAATATTATGTTCCAGTACAGTATTGTGTATTCTTTCAAAAACAAATTGCAATACTTCATATTTATCAATATTTTCTTTTTGTTCAAGTTCAAACTCTAGACGTTTTTCAGTGTTATATATTATTTCAAATAAAGCTGATGCCATAGCAGAACTTGCAGCATTTTGTTTAAACTCCCTTAAATCATCAGGATCACTTAAATTATATTTTATAATTGCCTTTGCCATAATTTTTTATTTAATATTTGAATATAAAATTGTTGGATTATGTTTTTTAACCTCACATTTATAAAACACATCCTGGTATATCATAAATTGCTCAGTGTTGAAAGGTCTTGTAATAATGTGTATTCCATTAGGTGTAGGAATTTCTCCTATAATGTTTCTTCCATTAGGAGCACAATCATTAATTACAGTTTTAATTCTAAGAATATCATTTTTAGAAACATTTTGATAATCTACATCTACTATCCAAATCTTTTTTTCTGGAGACATATTCCCTAAAGCTTTTGTAAATAAACTCTTATAAGAATAATCTTTGTTCTGCATTTTTTGTATCAATACTTCCATTAACTTAAACCCTACCTTATCTATACTATAAGGTTGTAATTTAATATAAATCCTAGCATTAAATAAATCTGCTAGTTTTTTCATTTCATCGTATTTATTCACAAGTGCTTCTTCTGATGAAATAGTGTAAGATTTAATAATTCTTACAGACTTTACTAGCTCTGGATTATCTTTTTTTCTTTGAAGTATTAGTACCTCATAAATCCAATTTTCTTTAAATTCTAGCAAAGTAATTATATTTTCTATATTGTCTATCATGTTAAATAAGAGTTAAAATATAAGAAGATAGTTTGTATCCAACAAAGGCACCTATTGCAGACGGGAGAGGAAAAACTACTAATTTACCTAAATCTGTGATATATTTTGGCCTATTGATGATTCTACTTAAAAACATATAATAAACTATATAAGACAACAAGACAGCAATATCGGCTTTCATAGAAACAAAAACTATTATTATAGAAGCTAAAAAGCCCCAAATAAAATTATCTCTAACTCCTTCCCATATTTCCTGTCTTGTAGCGTCTTTATATTCTTTTACAATCCTATTTAGAGGTTGTTTTTTTCTCATTTTTAGGAGCTTTTGACTTAATAA